GAATTGACCAGACGTGAAAATGAATTATATGCAGTAAGACAGGAAAGGTATTCTAATGCACGAAAGTAAAAGAGAGCTTTTTTGTTGTCCAGAAGAAGAAAGAGCCTTGTTGTCCTTTTCAATAAAAGACATAGATTTGTTTTACGATATTCAATCTAAGATGGATGATAATGATTTTTTGGATTCGGAGCATAAGCTTCTATTTGTTCTGTTGAAAGATTTATCAAAAAGAGGCGCAGAAAAATTCGACCTCAGTCTTATCTTAAGTTCCGCCAAAGACGCTTCTGTTTTAGATCACATCGGAGGCATTGACTATGTGAATTCAATTGCGTCTATGCCGGTACATAAAAAAAATTACCATGTTTATCTAAAAACGGTACTGGAAGCAAGCACAAAATTTAAATTATGTAATATACTACAGGAAGATTTAACAGATCTGGTTGACAAACCAAAATCGTCTGTAGAAAGCGTCGAGCTTATAGGTAGATTGGAGAGTAAAATACTAGATTTATCTACCGGAAGCAGGTCAATTTCAGAACCTAGAGATTTTGCTGAGGGTCTTACAGAATACCTTGAAGAATGCCGTGTAAATTCCGTAGATATTTTAGGATTGAGTACGGGATTTCCTATTCTTGATAGACAAATAGACGGACTGGTTCCTGGAACTCTTTTTGTAATTGCAGCCAGAAAAAAGGTTGGAAAGAGCGCTTTTCTAACAAACGTAGCTTCAAGAATGGCATATAACATGCAGATTCCCATACTTTATATTGATACAGAGATGACGTTCGAAGAGTGGCGACCGAGAGTTATTGCTGGTTTGAGTAACGTTGAAGAGAGGGCTATTAAACATGGTAGTTATTCCAAGGAACAACACTCTGATATTATAGAACGATGTGTACAAAGAGTGCAAACAGGTAAGTTATTCCATGAATATATGCCAGGCTACTCTGTAGACAAACTCGTTGCTCTCTATAAGAAATACAAAGCTAAACATAATATTGGGCTTATGGTATTTGATTATTTAAAAGAGCCTGATAGTTCTTCTCTGGATAGACAAAGAGCAGAATATCAGATTCTTGGTGATGTTACAACTAAATTGAAAGATCTTGCCGGCCAGTTGGATATACCTGCAGTCACAGCAGTACAGCTGAATAGAAATGGAGATATTGCGGACAGTGACAGGATAGCAAGATACGGAGACGTCATCGCATTCTGGTCTGCCCTCGATGATAAGGATAGAGAAGAAGATGGCGGAGGAACAGTATACGGCAGTCACAAACTAGTTATTAAGGATACTAGACGTGGTGGTGCAACTGGAGAACAAGGCATAAGATATTTTTTCTTTAAGAAGCAGCTATTAATAAAAGAAGTGAAAGCTGATTTACAGCCGGTAACTTATTCGGAAAGCGACATTGTAAATACTGATACAGTAGAATTAGAGGATTACAAAGATGCAGTATTCGAGAGCAACGATGAGCTTAGTTGATAAGACAAACGATTGGGAAGAATTTAAGATACAGCTCAAACAATTGAAGGAATCTATAGATCCAAGATATCTTTTAGAGAATTTAGGATTTTCCATTGTGAGAGAAACTCCTAAAGAATTGAGAGGTGCTTGTAGACTTCATGGAGGCGATAATAAGACTGCTTTTAGATTCAACAAAGAAAAGTTGTCATGGGTATGTTTTACTAGTAGATGTCATGAGGTAAATGGAAGTGATATAATAGGCCTCATAATGACTGCACAAAAGGTAGATTTTAGAGGGGCTGTAGAATATTTACATAATCTCTGCGGAGAGCATGGGGATTTCATGAGTCCTGAAGAATATAGAAGGAAGAGAGAAAAAGAAGATTTCATAAAAAGAACTACAGCAGTAGAAGCTCCTCCTGCTATAGTAAAACAAGAATCGTTGGAAAGATTTAAGAGATATCGATCAGGGTTGTTTCAAAAAGAAGGATATGAAAGAGAAGTATTGGATTATTTTGAAATCGCTGGAGGGTACACCGACAGTTTTGGCCTCATAAGAGATATTATACCTATACACGATGCCGAAGGTAAATTGGTTGCTTACTCACTACGTGATGTAAGAGCGAATGCTCCAGACGATGACTTTAAATATATCCTTACAAAAGGTTTTGTTAAAGATAAAGTGTTGTATAATTTACATAGAATAAAAGAAGAGGCACAAAGCAAGCCGTTGATAGTAGTAGAAGGATTTAAGAGTGTGTGGAGACTATATCAATATGGAATAACAAATGCTGTAGCTGTTATGGGGTCTAGAATAACGACCGGGCAAATAAATTTGCTGTGCAGTTACGCATTAAAAGGATGTATAGTAATGTTTGACAACGACATGTCTGGGGTGACAGGTACTATACAAGCACACTTTGATCTTCATAATAGAATGAACGTTACCCCTATATTTATAACAGAAACAGATGATAATGGAAAGGGACTAGACCCTTCCGATTTGGATAAAAAAACCATATATAATTATTTAGGAAAAGGAGAAAACTAATGGTTGGAGAAAATTTTGTATCCCTACAGGGAACGTTGCAGTGGCCGGAACTAAAAACAGTTGGAACGAATAATAGTAAGCTTTTTAAAGCTAAATTAGTTATTCCAGTTGCCGGAACAGAAGACAGAAAGCAGTATTTAAAAGTAGCTGCATGGAATGATATAGCAATAGGCTTGTCAGAAGTTCCTCAGAATGCGTTTGTTAAGCTTCATGGCCATATAGAAGAGAGGTCCTATGATGGTAAATGTAAGGCCTGTAATGCGCCGGAGAAGAAATACTGGACTGAAGTAGTAGTAGACAATTACATGCTTGTTACGGAGGATAATAGTAATGGATAAAAACACTGACACTAAAGAGCAGACAGGTACCCCTACCATGGTACTGTTGCCTGCTAGGAATTACAAATTTAAAGTGGTCAATGAGGAATATAAAATCGTTATTCCTAGAAAAGGATCTTATGCGGAGATTGATCCTGAATTTTTTAGTGAAGAAGATGGAGAATTTCATCTGATGGATGGAAGAACAAAGGCTTTGTATCTTCCTTCTATATCTAAGGTGCTGTTTGCTACACAGCAGTACCCAGATCTTAAGAGCGAGGAACTTTTTGCTCCTGTTCTTATTAAATTTAAAAAAGATGAAGTGGAAATTATTGGCCAGAAACTAGAAATGTTACTACCAGAATGATAAGGATTTAACAATGGACTGTTTTAATTGTGATAATGTAGACAACTATATACAGCTAATACATCAAGAAGAGATTCCATGTGAGAATTGTGATCATGAAACTAAAATATATTATTGGGCCTGTTTGAAGTGTAAAGCTGTATGGAAAACCAGTAATGGTGTAATATTAAATTCTTCTGTATTTAAAAAAAGACCGACTGAAAAAGATATAGAAAATCTTGTTGGTATGGTTTCTGAATTTACAAAGTCAAGCGAAACCAGTATGGATGCATATGTTTCCAATCACGTAGCAGATTGTATAATGTGTGGCGAAACAGCATATAAGAACGATAATACGTTCAGGTGCTGGTCGTGCGACTTTGAATGGGAGATACTAGAAAGTGAATAAAGACTATTATACTGTTTTAGGGGTGGATAAAAATGCTTCTGAAGAAGATTTAAAGAAGTCCTTTAGAAAGCTAGCAACAAAATACCACCCCGATCATGGCGGTGATGAAGAAAAGTTTAAAGAGATAAACGAGGCTTATTCTGTGTTGTCAGACACTAGTAAAAGACAGCAATATGATAATCCTAGTCCTTTTGATGGAAGGTTTAGTAGTGATGGATTCGACTTTAATGATATTATGAGGGGCTTTGGTGGGATGGCTCGTCCCAATAGAAAAGTAGATAGAAATGCTCCTCGTCGCGGAAGGGACCTAAAAATATCTGCTAATGTCCCTTTGAAAACTTTTATTTTTGGCGGCAGTGTTTTAACACGTATAAACCATAAGGATGTATGCGATGATTGTAAAGGTAAAGGAGCAACGAATTTTAAAGAATGTTCTAACTGTAGTGGATCGGGGCTTATAGAAAAAACAGAGTCTGGACAAGGTATGTTTATTAAAACATCTACTGTTTGTTCTGCTTGTAGAGGATCTGGAGAAGAGATATTAGAACGATGTGAAACTTGTAAGGGTTCAGGCGCTGTAGATGTAATAGGCCGAGAAATAAAATTTAAAATGGAAAAAGGTATGAGAGACGGCCAGCGGGTAATTATAGCAAACCAAGGATGTAAAGGTATCAACAACGGTCCTAAAGGGGCTTTAATTATCTTTTTGAAAATGGTAATTCCTAAAGAAGATGATCTTACAGAAGAACAAATAAAGGTATTGAAGGAGTTGTAATGGTTATTTCTGTATCATCTAGAAAAGCTAAAGGAAGGCGTTTGCAGAGTTGGGCAGCCAAAGCTATATCCAAGATAACAAAAATTCCTTGGGGCAAGGACGAGTTGATAGCTCCAAGAGAAATGGGACAGACAGGAACAGATGTTAGACTTATTGGAGAAGCTTTAAAGAAGTTCCCTTTTTCTGTTGAGTGTAAGTACCAGGAAACATGGGCGCTTCCTTCGTGGATAAAACAAGCCAAAGAAAATCAGAAAGAAGGAACATGTTGGCTTCTTATATGTAAAAAGAATTTTGGAGACCCTATAGTTGTTATAGACGCAGAAGTATTTTTTGAAATATATAAAAGAGTATTGGAACAGGAGTGATAAGATGGCGATAAAAATGAGTGCTACTAGGATTAATGTCTTTCTTAGATGTAAGATGAGGTATTATTACAATTACATGAAGAGGCTTCCTAAACTAGAGAACCCGTCTTTTAAGTTAGGTACTGCGTGCCATGAGGCACTAGAGTTCGCAGGCAAACTTTGGATGGAAAAAAAGGTAGATGGAGAGGATACGTTTAGTAAAGAAGAAATTGAAGAAATTCTTACAGAATACGATAGAGTAGCTATAAAAGAAGGACTAGAAGATTACGGACTGCATAAAGAAGGAAAAGTTCTAGTTAAGAATAGACTACAAAACTTTATGTCAGGAAAAAAACTTATTGCTTTGGAGCAGAAGTTTGGTTTTTATGGCGGCCAGGATGTTTACGTAGATAATATACCTCTTATTGGCGCTATAGATAAAGTTGAGGAAGTAGATGACAAAACATTGATGATTATAGATTATAAGACTTCTAAAACAGCACCAACACCTGATCAAATGAAATCTGACATGCAGTTATCTCTTTATGATTTGGTTGCCAATCAGTTATGGCCGGGGTATGAAACTATTCTTTTGACATTAGATATGTTAAAGAGCAACGTTCTTTACACTTATCGTACAGAAGAAGAAAGAATAGATTTTACTGCTTATCTAAAGGAAGTCTATAATGAAATGCTAGATTTCAAAGAAGATGAAGCAAAAGCCTCGCTGAATCAATTCTGTCCTTGGTGTGATTACAGAAATTATTGTGACGCATATAAAAAAACGTGTGAAAGAGATAATTATAATTTTGAATCAGCTACAGAGTTTGACAACGACAAGTTGATAAGCGAATGGAATAATACTAGAAGCATGCAGCGAATACTAAATGCCAGAGAGAGTGAGCTGGCCATGATAATTACGGAAAAAATAAAAAGGAATTCACAAAATTTAGATGGTGGAGAGGAGTCTATATATATCAGACAGAATTCTAGAGTAACGTATAATGCCTCTGATGTTGCGAAACATCTTCCTTATGAAGTGTTTTCTAGTATAGCTAATGTAAACAAGAAAGCTTTGGAAAATTATATATCTGATTACCCAGAATTACAACGTAAAATAAAACAAGCGGCAACAACTAATTATTCGTCGCCGTTTCTAGCGTCAAAGAAAAGTAAAAAGAAAGGAGCATAGGTAAAGGCATGAGTAAAAGAAAAAATAAAAACAGACCTAGAAGTTTTACAACACAGCAATCAAATAAAATAAATCTTTTGGTGTACGCGGATACGCCTACTTGCGCAACGGGTTTTGGTACGGTAAGCAGGAATATATTGGAAGGAGTTTACAAAACAGGAAGATACGACATTAATATACTAGGTATAAATTACTGGGGTCTTCCTCATGAAATGCCATATAAAATCTGGCCTACTGGTACAAATAGAGACAATGACCCGTATGGAAGGAAAAAAATATGTGCGATGGTTCCTACTATGAATTTTGATATATTGTTTTTCATACAGGACAGTTTTATTTTGGACTTCCTTCCAGAACTTATACCACATCTAAAGAAGGCAAATAGACCATTCAGATCTGCTTGTTATTTTCCAATCGACGGGGTTCCAAAGGAGCAGTGGATTAAGAATGTTACTGCGGTAGACCATTCGGTAGTTTATTCTGAATTTGGTAAAAAACAGTGCGAGGCCGCGTATCCAGATTGTCCAGAATTGGATGTGATTCCCCACGGCGTGAATTCAAAAGATTATTTTCCTTTACCTGAACAGCAGGTTAAGGAGTTTAGAACTCAATTTTTCAACACCCAGGCTGATAAGTTTATTTTTACAAATCTTAATAGGAACCAGCAGAGAAAAGACATTCCTAGAACAATAGCTGCTTTTAAGAGAGTAAATGAAAAACATCCTGACACTCTTCTTTATCTTCATATGGCAAAGCAGGATCAGGGATGGAATTTACCAGAGG